CCTTCATGGAGGAGTGCCAGTGGAGCATCTCGTGTCCTTTCACGTTGGGGTTGCTGTAGCTGTTGAAGTGGAGTTCACACACCAGGTCAGCATTGAGGGGGTCTACGGTTCGTTTAAGCCACTTCATGGACTCGTTGTAGGAATCCCCTTCGTAGCTGTTGATGACGGTCGTATTGATGTGGCTTGGAAGGTATTCGGCGATCTTGTGAGCGAGCTTGGTGTTGTATTGCCATTCGTAGGTTTCGCCGTCGTAAGCCACAGCACCCGAGTCAAGTTCTCTGGAATGCCCCACTGCGAGCACGAGGTTGCGTTTCTGTGCGTTTTTAGAGGTTTCTTGAGTGTGACCTCCAGAATCCTTCAAAAGGCTCTCAGAATCGATCCTAGAGCGTATTCCTTCAAGAAGCCGTATTGCCTCCGTTATTTCGTCTTTTATATCCATGTTGTTGAGGGTGCTTGGTTAGTGTTAATTTTGTAGTAGGAGTCTTTGAACTGTTGGAGTTGCCGTTGGATGTCCTCCTCTTTTCTTTCGGAGATCTTTATGTCGGCATCTTGGGCCATCTGTTCGACCCAGTATGACACACCCATGGATAATGCGTCAAGTCTGTCATCGTGTGTTAAGGCTCCTTTTTCGCGTGTTAGGCGAGACATCTGGAACATCAACTGGTATTTTAGTTGTGTCTCGATGGGATACTTCTGGGCGGTGTCGTAGTCGTTACGAATCACCTTGGGGTCGATGACCAGCTTGTGTTGGTTCATCACGGGTTCCAAGGTGTCCACGATGCGCTTCTCCTTCTGGATGTTATGGCGAACCTCTTCGACGGTTACCGGATAAATCTTTGATAGATAGGGCTTAAGGATCTCTACGAACATGCCATCGCCGAAGTTGCTTTCCACAACAATCACATTCACCTGGTTCATCTTGGCCTTCATCGTGAGAACCTTTAAGACGGTCTCATCGTATCCTCCTTGCATCCCGCCGGCGTCCGTCACATAGAGATACCCGTTGAGCATCTTAACGACAGCCCATGAGGTTTCGTCCTTGCCTCGTCCCGATGGGTCAATGGCTAACACACTACCAGTGAACGGGATGTTATCACCGATGGTCTTCATGGGGCGAAAGAAGCGGTCCCCTGTGAACCCCACGTTAGGCACGGAGGCATCCCAAGAGTTCTCAGGTGATTGCGCCCAGACCAGCTTCTCGGGAGCCGTGGTGTCATCAATGTCCATAACAATTAAGTCATTGATCTTCAATGGATAACGGTCCAAGTCAGACAGCTTGGGGTCCAGCATGAACTGCATCGCGAACCCTGATTTTCCGTAGGAGGCTTCCCGTTCTGCAAGGTCAATCTCGGAGAACCGTGTAGGTTCTGTGGGAGTTCCGATGAAGTCATCATCGATGCACGAGGCGGCTATGTTACCTTGGTAGATTTTCTCGGACTTCTCCACACCGATCTTCTTCGCCGGCCAAATGCGCGTCTCGTAGTCCCGCTCCAGCATTTTGTTGTAGATGCTGTCCTCGCACTGTGGAGTCCCAAGGAACAGAATGCGACTGTCATCGTTGGGCTTAAGGATAGCTTCAAACTCCTTGACCTGTTCCGAGAGCTTGTCCCGCATGGATTGGGTCGCGGAGTTGTTGGGAACCTCTACGTCATCAGCCACAATGATGTCTGCACGGCTACCAGTAAGCTGGGATGTTATACCGAGGGACTTGACGCTGGGGGCGTGTGAGGCTTGCGCTGGGCCAACGTCAAAGGAGATCTTGGAGAAGCGTTGTTTGTCGTTGGGCTTCAGGTGTCCGAGGATCTCCATCTCGTGGATGAGGCGGAGGGTGAACGTGGAGAAGTCATCGGCGCGGTTCTTGGACGCAGAGACCACCAGGATGTTCTTCTGTGGGTCAAGCAGTAGTTGGTGAACGACGAAGGCTGAACAAATCCATGACTTACCTACACCACGGAATCCTTGGATCACACCACGGCGTGGCCCGTTCTGCATCCACTCGGCTATCTCGTATTGGATAGGAGTGGGCGCAGGAAGTGAAAGATGGTTCCATGCCATCCAAAGGAAGTTACGGAAGTCTTGGAGTTGTTTAGGGAGTTCGTTCATTCGTTAACTACTTGGTCCGTTGGGTCATCAAAGGGAAGGATGTTCACAAGGTTGTCCATCGGCGAGCCTTTGGTGACTGCTGCGCTGATGTTATTATCCTTAAGTAACTGACGGGCAGCGTTCAGGAGAGCGGGGGTGTCATCGCCACTTTGGATGCGGTCAATGAAGGTGTCAATCAAGAGGTCTTGGAGACCCTCCATTTTAATGCTACGGGATTCGTCTTTCATCGTTTGGTTAGTGCATGGTAAATCTTAATAACCATGTATGTTAAGGTTGTTAAACCCACAGCGATAGCTACTAATGTGTTCACTTGTTCTAGGGTTATGTTGGCAATCAATCCGGTGACTCCGATCATAGGTGTGTTAACATTTGGGTTCATGGCTTAACTCGCGTAGGTGCTCCCGAAGACAACGAAGTTTAATGAGTAGGCACTACTTCCACCGTCTCCGTTGTTTCCAAAGATTGTAAAACCAGTTTGTGATTTGGATTTTACGAAGGGGTAACGATTAGCTGATGTGCTGCTGAACTGCTGCGTCACAAGAACTGTGTAATCACTTCCCGCCAGATCGGTAGTAAATTGAATCGTCCGTTCGTTATCAGTGCCGTCAGTCTGAGTCACGCCTTGCACATTGAATCCACCTGTTACAGAAGGAGTGCTGTTATCATAACTAACTGTGCCATAACACTTAGGAACCAACGGGCTATTCTTAAGAACATCAGGAGTCACCACTCCGGCGGCACTTTGTCCTTCCATTTCGGCTTTACTCGCTGGGGCAACTTTAGCGTATGTTACAGCGTCATCCAGTATCTTCACGGTGGTGACTGCATTACTGGCAAGCTTGTTCGCGTCTACGGCACTGTTCTGTATCTTTGCCGTGGTCACAGCATCCGTGGCGAGCTTGTCGGCGTTTACTGCGGCATTCTGTATCTTTGCCGTGACAACAGCATCCGTGGCGAGCTTATTTGAATCCACTGCGGTATTCGCTATCTTCGCGGTGGTCACCGCTGAATCAGCAATCTGCGCCGGCCCTACGCTTTGGATGCCGCCTTTCGTGTAAGCTGCGTCCTCATTCATCTCCTGTGCTGCGAATAAGTTCTGTTTGTAGGCTAGATTAAGATCATCAGCGTTCAACACGGCACCATTAGTGAAATCAACTAATTCTGTTGTTGAGGTTGCTCGAAATATTCTTAACTGATCAGCAGCGTGGCTTGTTATTTTACTAAGATCACTCCAAGCAGCCGATGTGCATGTTACGGTCTTAGCGGCGAAGTCTATGTTGTAATCAACACCTTTGGTTAGTGTTAATAAAGGCTGCGCGATAACAGGGTTAGTATCAATAACACACACTTCTATATCGTCAGCACTTAGTGCGTCCAAGGAGAAGGTGATAGGGTTAGGCCACTCAGATATAGTTGAGCTTTCTACTTGATAATATGACAGGGCGGTTGTTGTTGTTAAAGCCATGGTGTTTTAGAGTGATGGGATTGGGTTAATTGATTGTCCGGTGCGGAGTTGATAGTTACGTTGTTGAACATTTCTGACAGCTTGTTGTAGTTCTGGAAACTCTTTAATAACAAGGTGTTTGGCGACTCTACGGTAGCGTGAGATGATTCGCTGAGTGAGTTGAACTCGGGGATCTTTGGTGCTGTCACTAACTCCGAACTGAGCTACATTCTGTTCAGCCTCTTGATACGCTGGGGATTTGAACACCGCCTTTAGTGCCTGTCGAAGAGTGCGTCCATATATCTTATGCTCACTCGTGATTTCCAACATGCGGTCGTAGGCTTGCCTTCCCTCGGCGTTGGTGAACTCCCTCATGTCCGTTTCTTTTCCCTTAGTCCAGCCCGTTGGAGGCATCGAGAAACCATACAGAAGTCCTTGGATCTTTTCATCAACCAAGTCGTTTTTGGTGGTTTGGATATAGAGTGGGTTAACCATAGCAAAGAGGCCACCGGGGTTCTGCTTGTAAATCGCTTCACCAAGGAAGTTTCTTCTTGGGGGAACATTCTCTTCGGCAATCGGAACCTTACGCCAGATAGCGTCTGCAAGGGTGCGTGACTCTCGGAGCATCTGTTCACCGTTGGCGTTCTTGAGTTTATCAACAAACATAGGAACTGCCATTGCTGCTCCGATGTCCTTGAACGTCTTAGGAAGGAATATCTCAGGTTCCCTTGTGATGTTGAGGATGTTGTTAACACCCCGAAGGAATGATTTGTCGGTCATGTTCTCCGCAATAGTAAAGGCTAACGCTGAGAACACCTCGGCATACCCTTCACCTTCGTTAGGGTTCATCCTTGTGAACTCTGCTGCGTCAGCAACGATTCCGATCATGGTAGCCAGTGGGTCTATTCGTTCATAGCTCACGTATGTCTTGGAGCCGTCTTCATTCTTAAGAACGAAAGAGTAAGGTCTCCATCCGGTGGCCATCAATGCCTCTCTCTCTTTTCTGTTACGTGGTCCCCCTCCGGTGATGCGATCTGAGTGTTGGTAAGCAAAGTAAGTCATCGCGGAGGTTGCTGCTACGGCTGTCGCTGTGCGTCCTTTAACTGCTGCCTGTTGCATCGGGGTGAGGTTCGCCCACTCCTCCTTACGTTGATCTGCGGTCTTTTTGACGAGGGGACTCAGCTTTTCAATCGCCAGCCCAGGAAGCGTACGCCTCCACCCAAAGTGAAGAATGTTCATAGGCGTGCTAACGAACGGCATGTTAAACTTAAAGATAGGCATGTGGTCCAAGCCTTGTTTGAGCAGCTTGGTGAACGCTCCTGGTTCGTCGGTGAAGGTGCTTTCGCGTGCGAACATCTCAGTCGTTCTGGATAACACATCAGCATTTGATTTATCAGGCCCGATGTCCTTGATGCGTTTCTCAACGATCTCTGCGACTCTTTGCTGGAACTTAACCGCATCTGCTCGGCTCAAGCCCTCGTCGTTAGCTTGTTTAACAGCCGAACGCAAAACCCTAGCCTCAGAGTAGAGTGAACCGTCTTTGTTGAACATCTTCTTTACATTAGTATTAACGTATTGTTCGACTTGATCGCGGGGGATCTTCTTGGTAATAGCTTCAGCCGCGAAGTGCGTCCTGAGATACTGCATTGAGGCCATTGTTTTGTTGAGCGTGTCAGCCGATCCGTTGATCCTGTTAGGAAGGCGCGTAAGGACGTTGATGGTGTCCATGACTTTAGCCATGGGTTGACTACTGAGGAAAGCGTTGTTGGACCAGTTGGAGGAAGCCCAAGCTCCTATCTCATCCCCAGAATCGTCAAACATCCTCGGACCACCTAAGAGCGCGTCTTTGTCCATCTTCCACGCCGCGTTGCCCATTCTCCAAGCATCCGATACCCCGTAGAACAGATTGTGCATGGAGAGAGAGGCTTTGAGTAGCGGAAGGTTTCCGTTCAATGCGGCTCCTGCGGCTAACTCCAGTTGTTGAAGAGTTCGCGAAAGATGAGGCGTTACCACGTTGATAAGAACTGTTGGAGGACCACTTAGGAGACTTCCTGTGAACCACTGTAATCCCATGTCCAGCACCTTACGGAACCCTGACTTCTGTGCTATTTTGGTTACGTTTCGTGCGGTCTCGTCGCCTTTCCCCATCTTCTCGGCAAAGGTAATGCGTTTAGCTAAAGTGCGGGCATCTCGTGAACCAAGTGTTTGGTTAATGAATTTTTTGTATTTAGCCTCACTTGTGATTTCCGACGCTTCGATCCTTCGTCTGGCCGCTTCTTCTCGGGCCTTCTTGATCTTTTCAATCTCCTCTTTGGTCTTCTTGATGTCGCTGCCTGTGATAAGATAGACTTGCTTATCTTTGCACCATTCTATCCAGTATTCTTTGAAAAGGGGATTGATGGGTTGTCGGGGCGGCGTCAAGGTGCCGTCTACATCGAATACATAATTAACCATAAGTGAGTTTATACCATACTGCGTCTTCTTGGTTGGGGAATCTAATTCTTGTGCCTTTAACTGTTCGTTCAGAATCTTCTTCATCAATTGCACCTTG